TAGGAAACGCCACCAGTGACTGGCTCGGAGGAGCCGTTGCAGGCAACCTCGGGATGGCCAATGGCACGGCCGTGGGATGCATAATTGGACTGGGATTTATCCCAGCCATACTGCTCATCAAGAACCTACGGAAAGCCAAGCAGGCGTCCAAGTAATACCACAGCTCGCACCCTCACAGCTACGGGCTTTTTGGGTGTAAGCATTCCGCTTCAAATTAACACACAACCAATCAAAATTATGTATACTATAGACCAAGTAAATGCTATGTGCCAAGACAGGCAGAAAGAGATCGTTCTCGAAGAACCAATTATACGGGCAATCGAGGATAGCGGCTATATTAAAACCTATTGCTCCGAATCCGAAAGGGGTCGCATAGAAGCCTACAAGGATGGGTTCCTTGTCCTTCACATAAGAACAGGTTACAAGCACCCTCACAAGACTTGGAGTGACGCTTATAGCCACTTCAAAAACCTTAGTTGGTAACCCACAGCTCGCACCCTTCGGGGTGCGGGCTTTTTGGGTAGACGGACAGGGCTTTGACCCGTGAATTAAAAAGAGCCTGCAATGACTGCTTTTATCGACGGATAGAGGCACGCAGGTTTCACACAGAAGTCCAAAGGTGGCACAAGCTATGCCGCTGAGTCCGTCCACTTTTCTTAACCAACAACTAACCAATACATGCGCCACTGAATACAGGCGCGAACCAATACAAGAATGACAATAGAAGAATTATCCACCGCCGAGCTATGGCTCGCCTTCAACAAACTCCACGGCGTTGCTTACGCATCGCTTTCCTACGAAGAAAAGGCACTACTAATAGATGTCGCCAAAGAACTAGAACACAGACAAAAAATATAATGAAAAACAACGTATTATACTCATGGAAAAAATACTCATTGTCCGACTACATGGACTGCCTAAATGCAGAGGGGGTCGGAGGATACAAGTGGGGCATCGCATATGATCAAACAGAATCGCCCACGTTCCAAGGCGAGATGGATCAAGCCGATGTAGACAAATACCATCTTGTGACCTTCACGTGCCTCAACAGCAGTGACTACCGATCATACATGATTGGCGAAGACGATGGCAAGTTGTCCTGCTATTGCTGTTAATAAAACACCTAGCCTCACCTCACAAGGGTGGGGCTTTCTGGGTGCAAGCACCCTGCTTCAAAAAAATATCATGAAAATAGCACCAAAGGAAAAACAGATCGTTTTTATCCGGGAATTACTCGGATGTTTCGATCGAATCAACGGTAACTTTTACCGTTCGATCTTATGTAACTACAGCAATGTAGTTACCCTTGATGAGAATCAAGAGGTTCAACTCGCAGAGGATGCAAATGACATAGAGGTTCACCACTTCAACGTGTTTCTGCAGACCTTCAATGTGGGTTTCATGGTTGACCTCGGTCTTTTGGATCGCAAGTAGACCACAGCTCCAGCCCTCAAAGGCTGGGGCTTTTTTGGTAGACAAGGCTACGTTTTTTTGTAGCATTCAAACGAGACTGCGCGTCAAACGAGACTGCGCGGAATAACAACTAACAGGGGGTGCCAGGCTATCGACCCGGTCAAGCACTGGGGACGGGGGTTCGACTCCTCCCACCTCCACCATTTAATCACAAACAACTAGCAATATGGACATAGAAGCATACCTAAAAACCATTGATGAAAAAACAGATGTCATGCGGAGGTGCATGGCCTACCGACAGAAGTATGAGAGATGGGACGAAGATTTTGTTCCCCTCGATGACATGAGCATTGATCAGCTATGTAAATACTATATATCCACACAAGAAATATTAAACAAACAACTAACAACTAACAACAACTAAATATGTATAACGAACCCGCAAGATCCGCACTGGCTTTTTGCCAGTCCATGACAGAAAAATATCACGAACTCCTTAAGACGGGAGATATAACCGATGCCGTCGAGCGTAGACCGAACAGGCAAAAAATCTGTGTTGATCCAGAGGCTGAGGCTAACTGGCTATCGCTAGTAATAAAAAGAATTGAAGAGGAAGAAATGAGTTGGCCCCAGGCTATCAAGGGAACTCCGTGGGAGGGTAGACCGGAGGCAATGCGTCACCTTGCAATACGACGAGGCATTTATAGTCAAAAAACTTTGAAAGCCAAAAGGGCGGAGGCAACCCAACGGATAAACGATGAAGCGAGACGGGTGAACAAGCTAGCCCGGAGTAGTCACATGAATCTCAAGGACGCTTTAGAGGATAGCACGATCAATGAAAATCAATACTATGCCGCCAAGGGTAGGTTAAATTTACCTCATATAACTAAGCGTCCGAACTAGTTAAATGTATCTGTCCTTCATTGACTTACATAACTTCTCCTTGACAGGAAAGTTAGGGTATGCCTATATGGAATCAGATGTAAGTTATGTTAATTAGATACTCTAACATATTACTAGAATGATCCAACATATTACTCGAATTTTACTGCACACTTTTTAAGTAAAGCTGTGCCTACTAAAAACCAACCGACTAAACATATGAAAATAAAAATACACACCTATCCAGATGGACCTGCCTTGGGTCTGCCTAAAGATGAAATCGTATCAGCCATGGGACTACGTGGTAGATTCTCCGACGCTCGTATTGGACAACTTGAAGCTGGGGATCAGTATCTTATGCCGATCCAGACCGAACTAGAGCCTCGCAGTGACACGCAGTTACTTGCGCTGATGGCACAGCGACACCTACGGACTTGTTACATCGACAACGTAGTAAATCCAGAGGGTAGCCGGACGCTTATTATTATGACCGCTGACGGCGGCACTCTATGGCAAGCGGACCACAATACAAATGAATGCTCGGACCTCGATGCTCTTCGTGATGGACTCAACTTCATCCTTGACCAAGAGGAACTATGAGTCACTTCTATAACTGCCAGAACCCATCGGAGCCTCAGTTCGAGGCCGAGGTGGGGACTCCTGCACAGGCTCGTAAAGCTGGAGCAGACGTTTATCCGTCAGTCACTACCGTGCTAGGCATAGTCAAGGACCCGTTTCTTGACGAGGTTTACAAGCCAAGGATGATTACTGACCTAGCCAGAGAGCATCCGAATCGGACTTGGTCTGACCTTGCTGAGATGGTTTACGGAACGAGACCGCATCCAAAGGATGGAGAGTTAATCCCGTCTCATGAGTTCGGAACATCTGTTCACGGAACCATCGAGCGTATGATAAACCACCACGTTTTGGGCATTGACGAGCATCCCGGTCAATCATGCTGGGACAAGTGGGCCATGCCGTTTCTTAACTGGATTGATGACAACAATGTCCAAGCATTGGGCTGTGAAAAGATAGTCAGTCACGGCGGAATCAAGATCGCTGGCTCCGTTGATTTCATCGGAATCAAGGACTCCAGAATCTTCCTCGCTGATTACAAGTGCAGGGTGAATACTAAAGGTAAGGCTAAACGATACCAGAAGGACTGCTGTCAGCTAGCCATTGAGGCTTACATGCTGATGCACCTACAGAAGTTACCTTACCTTCCCAAGATTCGATCCGTCATTGTGGACTGCGAGACAGCAGAACATATGCACTACGAGTGGACGGACGAAGAGAGCCAGTGGGGTATCCGTGTAGCCAAAGCCGCGGCTAGCCTGTTCTGGATGTTAAGAATGAAACCCGTCGTAAAACAATAACTATGAACAAAGCACTACCCACTGACGCTAAGGCTCGCAAGACTTACCCCATGTATTCTGGCCTTATTAAATACTTTCCTCACGCGCTAGCCGCCGTGTCTCATTGTAGCTACCAAGGCAACCAACAACATCATCCCGACAAACCACTTCACTGGGACATGAACAAGTCCGCAGACGAATTGGACGCACTCATTCGACACATCATTGAAGAAGATTGGGATAAGGTAGCATGGAGGGCATTGGCTAATTTAGAACGCAAACTGACTGACACATGTTCATACAAAAATGGAACCACGGAATGATTGAGATTAACTTAACTGACGACGAAGTCATGATGTGCCAGCACATTGGACACCTGCGATCGGTGCTGTCCAGGGGCAACAATATTAAGGACAGAAAGCAGTCCAACATGGCCGGGCTTGATATAGATGCCCAAGGTGTCACCGCTGAGTATGCAGTAGCAAAGCACTTGAATGTATTCTTTGACCTCGGCCTCAGCCCTCGAGCTGGGTCAGCCGATGGAGTAATGAAAGGTCACTCCTATGATGTCAAAAGCACTCACCACGCCTTCGGAAAGTTACTGGCAACCCTCAAGGACAACCCCGATGTGGACATGTATATCATGTGCCTCACACCGGATCGTTGGACAGTAAAGATGGTTGGCTGGTGCTGGAAGGATGAACTAATAAACAAAAAGAACATAAAGGATCTAGGTTACGGAAAGGGTTACGCACTCGAGCAGAACCAACTCCGTCCCTTCAAAAAATAATATGAGTATGACACAAGTAGAAAGTAACGTCGAAAGAATACAAACTCGGATCGACATGATCCGACAGGAGTCCCGCACCCTATCCTTCAGGATGGAGAGAATGCTTGAGCAACGTAAGCAACTGACCCAAGAGAAGAATACGCTCAAGGATTTACTCACGGAACTCAATGTATCTGCCACAAAATAAACTCAAGGACTGGAGGGTTAAACATCAACCCAAAGCCTGCCCTCTTTTACTACGCAAAACTTCGGACTGGGTTGTGGATCATTGCCACAAATCCGGCATGGTCCGAGGTGTAGTATCGAGGGTTGGTAACTCCTTGTTAGGTAAGATAGAGAACTTTGCTTACCGCAGATGCCAGGTGAGCCAGAGTCATTTACCCGCCGTGCTTAGAGCAATAGCGGACTACGTGGAGCAGGATCAACAGGATGTATTGCACCCCGTTGGACTGACTCAACTTTCAAAAAGATTTAAATCCTTGACATCCGAAAAACAGAAGGCCACTTTAGTAGATCTAGGGGCGAAACGAAAACAACTCATGGAATGTTCTAATGCCTCAGAACGAACCAAATTATTCCGTGAACTAACTAAACATAAACATGAATAAATTGAATATACATTCAAAACTCAAAGGGATTCAATGGTCCCTTAAAGCTCCCAAGGGGCAGACTAATAAGTTCGGCGGGTACAGCTATCGCTCCGCTGAGGACATACTAACAGCTCTTAAGCCTCTACTCGATGAGTGGAACTGTACGCTTGTTATAACTGACGACATGGTCGAAGTAGGTGGGCGTGTATACGTCAAGTCCACGGCTGTGCTAGCAGATACTGAAGGCGAGTACACAATACAAGCAAATGGATTTGCGAGAGAAGCAGAGACGCGCAAGGGGATGGATGACTCACAGATTACCGGGTCAGCTAGTTCCTACGCTCGCAAGTATGCACTCAATGGACTCTTTGCTATCGACGATACAAAGGACGCTGATGCTACTAACAATCACGGCAAGAAGCCAACAACACAAACCAAGAAGATAAGCCAGACAGCTAACGCTGACTCGAACTTTGACTTCTAATAACACCAATAATACAATGCCAAAGTACAACAATGAAAACACTGGGGTTCTATTCCCAGAAACCAAACGTGAGTCCGACTCATCGCCTCACGCCACAGGAACACTTGAAGTCACAGCACCGGGCAAGTACCGTGCGGCGGCTTGGAAGAACCAGAGCCAATCCGGTCCTGTTATGAACATCCGTTTGACTCGTCTCGATGAGGACAAACAGCCAGAGCAATACCGCAGGGACGGCATCCCCAATCAGCCCACAGCGGCTCCTTCCGCAGCCCCAGCGGGAGACGATCCCTTCTAGGGATTACTTGATTATCAAGGGGGAGAGGGTCAGGCCTCTCTCCTTTTTTTTACTACACGCAACTCAGCCCAACACCCTTGGACACATAGTCTTCGGACTCCAAGGGTTAACCTCCGACCCTCTTGGGTTATAAGATACCAAGATAGACCCATCCGTAGTATGGGAAGGGGGGGATTGACGCTGAGTTGCATTTTTATATACGAACCAACAAATTAATAGAAAGATACAATGTGGATACTAACAAAAAAATTACACACCTCAGCCTATGCTCAGGATACGAAGGAATTGGGCTTGGACTTAGAAGCGTTCTGCCGAACCTGCGAGAAATCGCTTACGTGGAGAGGGAAGGATTCCCTGTCGCGAACTTGGTTGCAAAGATGGAAGAGGGAAAACTGGATGCAGCACCTGTCTTCACGGACGTTAAGCAATTCCCATACGGAAAGTTTCGTGGATGCGTGGACATCCTCTCTGGAGGATTCCCGTGTCAGCCATTCTCAGCTGCTGGAAAGCGTCAAGCTACTGAAGACCCCAGACACCTCTTCCCCTAC